AACCGGTATATCGGATGGTAGTACCATTCAAGCAGAACATGTAACTCGTGCTATCGATGCATTAAGCGGTGTTGGTACAGATACCATTGTAGCGACTGGATCTTTTTCTGGATCGTTAATCGGAGCATTAACAGGCACGGCATCTTTTGCTACATCAGCATCCAGAGCAGTATCTAGTTCATTTGCAACTACTGCTAGTTTTGCATTGAATGCTGGTGCTGGTGCCATTAATGAATTTTCGTTACAATTCACACACGGCACATGGATAACAGCATCCACAACACCATATTATTACGGCAACTATGGATCAACTCAACCTTTTAGCAGTATTAACAGAATCGGAGTAGCAGCACCAAAAGCTGGCACATTGGTAACGGCTAGTATTGCTGCATTCAACGAAAATCCAGGCGGCAGTACCAAGCTTGATTTTTGGGCGGTAAAAGATGGGAAAGGCACTCCGGTAAGTAAATCGATATCTTCTGGAGTGGTGGATACGGATTCTTATTTTACAAGTGATACATATGTTTTGAATCCAGCAGATCTGTCACCGTTTACTGTAGCATTTGGAGATATGTTGTCAATCAAGATACAGTCTGCCGGCACAGTAAACGGGTTGGATGCAAATACTACGGTTACGCTAATTTTTAGGGTTTAATATTCATCAATCAATATTTATATAAAAAAAAGGAAACATTATGAAACTTACACAAGAACAAGTATTAGGAATCGTTCGTCACGTATTAACATTTGCCGGCGGTTTAGTAGTAGCAAAAGGTGTTGCTGATGAAGCAACAGTAGCCACCATCATCGGTAGCGTTGTAACATTGGTTGGTGCAGTTTGGTCTGTTGTCGCTAAGGCATAACATGAAAATGCGAATCACTGAATGTGGTTGTGGTTGTGGCGGTGCTGCTGGAGGTTGTCAAAAACCAGAAGGCAGCATGGCCAAACACGATGCAATGGAATGTGCAGAAGATGCCCAGGCAATTGCTGACATGATATCAGACACTGATAATCTTCCGGAATGGTTGGAAGCTAAAATAACATTGGCAGCTGATTACATGAATCGCGTTAAAGACTATCTCACCCATCACATGAACAAACAGGGCACTATGCCTGGCTTCGGTGGTGATGTTATGAAACCACAATTTGTTCCTGTGGGCTTCGGACAACATCTTCGTGGCATCATGAAAGAACGAATCGTGAAGCAAGGCGATGTGTATGCAGTTAAAACTTCAGCTGGTGATCGTACCTTAGGCACACATCCTTCGAAGGCCGCTGCACTAAAGCAACTTGCTGCGATTGAAATTTCCAAGCATAAAGAAAAAGCTCGCAAGAAAAAAAGAAAATAATGGAAAAACTTAAACATCTATTAATTGAAGCTAAAACAGGGTGTCCTATTGCAACACAGGATATTCATGTCAATCTTAAAAATAGACAACATGCAATAGATGAATATTTCTACGGTCCAGCGAATCCAGATAAACCAGGCGCATATTGGAAAAATGCTGCTAAACGATGGAAGATAGATGAAGCTACAGCAAAAACAATGAAATGTGCTAATTGTGCAGCCTTTGATGTTTCGGATAAAATGTGGAAATGTATGGCTAAGGGAATCGAAGGAAATGAAAAAAATATCGATGCAATGGCTACTATTGAAAAAGCTGATTTAGGATATTGCAACTTTTTACACTTTAAATGTGCAGGTACCCGGAGTTGCACTGCATGGGTAACAGGTGGCGCTCTAGATGATAAGGATTTAACAAAATGATAAATTTAAAACAAATATTATCTGAAGGAGATGTTGTTGATCCAAAACAATTGGCAAAACCATTTTTTCGAGAATTTTCAAAGCAAATGAAAACAACTGCTAAATTTTCATATCTAGGATTAAAGAATAAAGAACATATATTTTGTGCACCTATTTAAGATTTAGGTACATTAAAATTAATATTTTCCAAAGCAGAATTTATTGCTAAAGTATCTGATAAATATGCATACTTTGGAATTGTATATTTATTAAACGGATTAGAACAATTTGATGCATCAGTTTGTTTGATAACGAAAAATAAAAATTCATATGAAACTAAATTGTTTGATGATTCTGATTCAGATTTTAACAATTCAAAAACTAATTTTGCAACTATTATAAAAAACATGATGTAATGTTAAGTTATAACATATCAAAACCCAATTATTCTGATATTCAAATTTCTAAACCACTTCCAGACAACGTTGCTGAACATATATTATTGAATTATACGTGTCATGTAGATCATGAGGGATTTGATTTAAACGAAATCGAACAAGCATATTACAAGCACAATGACATTGTATTTGAACATGATACCACGTGGTACAAAGATGGCGATGCAGTCAAAGGCGCCCATGCGATTATTCAGCCATGGATAACTCAAAATGAATCATCTGAATTAATTTTAGATCATAGCCAATTTGTTTTTAGATATCCATTATCGGGTGAAGCAGCTGAACAAGTAAAACTTTATTCAAAACGAAGGCCTGAATTGTTACGCATACTCAGTACTAGTTTTAAATGTGGTTTAGATTTATGTATCGATTATTTAACGGAGGATCGAATACAGCCTATAGTTCACATCGAATGGGACTATGCAACCATACAAGATCTTCTTATTGATGCCGATTATGTAGAAACAGTGTTGCAATACACGGACTGGAATGAAATTATATCGGTTGTCAAAAGATTCAATCGATTATCAAAACACTCATTAGATGCATTTCAACAAGCTGATTTTAGATCCATGTTGCTATTTGGAAAAAAATCATATAGATTGATTCCTACATTGTGATATTTATTTTAAAAGTAGATTATGATACACCTACGATCCTTGTTAACAGAAGCAGTTTCGGATGATCCGGATTTCGTTGCCTACATCAAAGAACAAGAAGGCTCCAAAAAAGATAAACGAGGATACCATGTAGCATATCAAGATTCGGTTGGTAAATGGACTATAGGATATGGTCATGCATCTAACAGTGTTAAACCTGGCATGAAATGGACAGAAGCGAAAGCCGAAGAGCAATTAAAGCGAGACATAAACAAAGCAGAATCAATCGCAAAATCATATGTAGCAGAAAAATTTCCTGGTAAAACTTTAGGTAGCACTCAGTTAAAGATGTTAACTGACTTTGCATTCAATTTAGGCGGGCTCAGAAAGTTTCCAAAATTCACAGCCGCTGTAGTATACAAGAATTGGTCAGAAGCTGCAAAAAACTATAAAAGATTTGCTGGCGGCATGGAATTGACAAAAAGAAATCGAGACTTTTATAACAAATTCTTAAGTCCGTTACTAGCAAAATCCAGTGCTGTGAAAAAATCAACTGCTGGTGCTACCAATCCAACCACCGCACCTAAACCAAGCAGAATTGCAACAGCCATCAAACAACATGTATGGGTAGTGCAATCGGGTGATACCTTATCCGGCATAGTAGACAAACTAATCAAAGGTGGTTATCGATATCCAGTAAGCGTAGCTTCAATTAAAAAATTGAATGCATTGCCTGGTGTTTCCATACAAGTAGGTCAAAAACTAAAATTAAAGTAACTTTGAATTCTGGTGCAAATTACATATAATAATAGTATGAATGCCGAAGCAAGTAACTATATAGAACAATTGTTTTGCCGATCAATCAACGTGATGAAAACGGATGAATGGAGTTGGCCAGATCATTGGGATACTGACCGCAAGGCTCGATTCTTAAATGATTCATTGAATTTTGCATCACAGCATGAATTCTGGGAACAGGCTGCAATCATACGAGACGTGCAAAAAACACTAAATACAAACACAGATGGCGAAGTATCGAGTAGTGTTGAATAATGATGATGTGAATACATTTGATCATGTTATTGATTCACTGATCGATGTTTGCGGTCATAACTACTACCAAGCTCTGCAGTGTGCTACTATTGTGCATAACAACAAACAATGTGCAGTGTTTCATGGAAATTTAGATTCATGTGAAACGGTTTGTGAACTGCTGCTCAAAGAAGATTTAGATGCAGTTATAGAAAAGATAAAGCGTAAAAAATGATCAAGTGGTTGCGAAAAATCAGAATCGGTATGTTGCATGCCGCATATCACCGAAACATGAAACGAGCTGAACAAGCCCGTCAAAAAACAGACATAGTTGCATTTAAGAAGTATGTGTACCGAGCTGAGGATGCTTGGAAAAAAATGGTTATATTAATAGAAACAAATAAGTAATATGGGAAAAAAGTCAGCATACTCAGGCGAGTCAGCAAAAGACAGATCAATCAATCTGATGGATAAATTCATATCCAGATCAGCATCAAAAGAACGACAACTACCGAAACTTCCAGGTCGCAGAAAAGATCCAAACATTCCGGTTAATCTGTGGCCATTGGCAGATCAAATAGAATATTGGGCTTCTAGAACTGAAGCAGAACGGTTTGACGAACAGTATTCAGTTTATTCGGTATGGTATGATGAAGTCAAACAAATCAGTGGAGTGTATCATCGAACGTTCGTAGACTTTACTAGCAAATTGAAACCAGAAATGCGCGCTATGTGGGAAGCAAAGATGTTACCAAAACATGCATTGATGGAACTCAGAAAAAAAGGTGTGTACTAATGTCATCTAAGCCGTATAAATATGTGTATGGCAGAGGCCGGTCATCATTTGATATTCCGGAGTCTGATATTCGATATGCTATGGCAAACACAAAATCAAATGCCGAAGCTGCCCGTTTCATGAAAGTATCATTTGATACATGGAAGAAATATGCAAAAATGTATGTGGATCGGGAAACGGGTAAGACGCTGTATGATATGCATACCAATCAAGCCGGAGTAGGCATTACAAAGGATGTAGCCAAAGCCACCTCAGGTCCATATGCAATAGACAGAATACTTTCAGGTGATTATCCGGCATATCCAACATGGAAGCTTCGTAATCGCATCCTGGCACTTAACATTATGCCAGAAGAATGTGCATGCTGCGGGTATGCAGAACGCAGAGTAACAGATGATACAGTTCCATTACTTTTAGACCATATGGATGGTGATGAAACCAATCATCGCATAGAAAATCTGCAGCTGTTGTGTCTCAATTGTTACTATCAGCAAACCGGAGCTCCATTCAATGCTGACAAGGAACATTTTTGGAACTATAACTTGCTTTGTTGATATTTATTAATATGATATCAATGAAAGCTCTTATAACAGAAGGTCGATATGATACTATGGTAACTCAACTATCAAACAAAATGCTCAGAATCATTAAAGATAGTTATGCTGCAGTATCAGATCCAAAAGGAGAGTTTGCTGGCGTTAAGATTTATTTCAAGTCCGATGAACATCCACCTGAAATTGCCCATCCAGAGCTTTTCGATGAAATTTATTTTGAGGAAGTTGAAAATGAAACTATTCCATTGGATTTTTATTTGTCTTTGAAAGTGCAATGGATAGAAGGATTAAATGATTTTCGATATGGCGGGGATGCTTACAACGAAACTGAGGAAGATGCCGATGATGCAACACCGCCATTGATTGAAGTTCGATTCGAATTGGATCCAGCTGACTATCCTAAAGTATTAAGTGAAGTTGCCATGCAGTTACGAGATACACTGCGTCATGAAATTGAGCATACTACTCAGTCCGGCTGGAACACAAAGTCTGGTAAATATTTACCGAGTGATATGGCGCTTCGCAACAAAATTAATTCCGGTAAATTACCAGCATATCAGTATTTCATATTAGACAAAGAAATACCGGCAATGATCCAGGGACTGTATCTACGTGCAAAAAAATCCAGAACACCATTCAAACAAGTTGTGGATGAATTTTTGAATACGTGGATTGCAACCGGATATGTAAGCATAGAACAACGAAATGAAATTTTGAAAACCTGGAGATCATATCTCCCTAAATTAGGAATACGCCAGGAGTTGTAATGATTCGTTTAAAGCCGTTACTAGAAATACAGTTGATCAAAGAAGCGTTGCCGTTAGACATGGCAAGGCGCTTTACCAACATTGACCGTAATCCTGAGATGGTGGCACGGCAGGATAGCATCTTAGATTTCTTAAAGCAACAGCCTGGGGCAAAAACATCACGTCGTGGCGATCGTGTAGCAATACCATTTACATCAGATTTTCCAGTAACATTTAATAACCCGTCTCAGGATCTAATACAATTTTATAAAAATTTAGAAGATCTCCGTGAAAGGGCCAATCATTGGATACGGAAACAATCCGGTGATGATGGAAAACTTTTCCCCGGACTTAAAAATATATTTTCAGTAGCAATGCCTACTATTGATGATCAATACGGCCGTAAAATTAAAATGTCTAAATACATTACCGCATTATACATGGAAGGGCATAAACAAATTCGTGATTACATAGAATCCTTAATAGTAAAAGATCCAGCAACTGGTAAAGAGGTATTTGATCAAAAGTTTGGTGCTACCATTAGTGCAGAAGAAGCAAGACAAAAGTATCGTAACTTAGCAAAACAAGACATAGAAAAATTAATACAGCAATATAACAAAATACCAGAAGTTGAAGAGTTTCGAACAAACAAACCAAAGTTATATTACATGATATTTTCAAAACATCCTATTGATGTTGCGGGAATGAGTACCAATCGAGGTTGGACTAGTTGCATGAATTTATATACGGGTAGCAATAAACGTTACATCGGAAATGATGTTATAGAAGGCACCATGGTTGTGTATTTGGTACGTGAAGATGATTTAAACATCAACAAACCTACGGCTCGAATTGCAATAAAACCGTATGTGAATTATCAAGATGAAACGGATGTGTTGTATGAACCGGAAAACAAAGTATATGGTACCGCCCCGGACGATTTCAAAAAACAAGTAGATGTATTAATCAATCAAGCTCAGCCAGATAAACGTGGTACATTCCAATTGGTAGACACTTTGTATTGTGATAGCAAATCACAAATAACAAAAGTAGATCCAAAAATGGCGGAACGAGCAGAAGAATTAATTGCTGCCGGCGAACAGGCTACAACTGTCGATGAAGCATTATTCATGATACAAAACTATTGTGTACAATCGGGGGATAATCAAAATCCGAGTTTGTTTAAATTTTATGATGCGGATGGGTTATATGTGAATTCGCAACAGAATATAACAATCAGTGATAAGTTAGCATATAGTCCGGTTAAAATTAATTTTGCACCCACATTTACGATCAAACAAGCAACCCAAGCAGCACTCAAAACATTTCCTACAGAAGTTAACACTATATTCCTGAGACTACCAAATATTCGCAACTTCGAAGGAATGCCAACAAAAATAAACAATCAATTGCATATAGATGCATTCCGGGGCGATAACTTCAATGGATTACAACCCGGTCCTAGATTAATATCTATCGGTACGGCTCAATCGTATAATTTGGAATCTGTAATCAAATCGTTTCAAGGTATCCCACCTACTGTTGATGAATTGCACTTAGCTACTGAAACGGTACTAGACATGACTATACAAGAATTCATCGAACAATTAAAGCCAGTTCAACTAAGAGCAATTAGATATCGATGGAAAGTTCTACTACCTACCGAATCCGTCGGCGGTCACCAAAAGTTAACACGATCAATGATTGAATGGATGAAGACATTCCCACCAGCAATATCAAAAGAACATGGTGAAATACCAAATTCACAATACAAACGCATGATGCGACAAGTTACAAAACAACTTCCTACCATTCAATGGATGTTCAATACGCCGGTCGACCAAATGTTCCGTTGGAATGGAATAAACGAACCAGAATGGATAGATACAACAGACACAACTATAGATTAACATATTTATATAAAAAGCACTATAATGATTCAGTTAAAAGATTTAATATCAGAAGATCTTCATCGTTGGGTCAAAGAAAAATGGACGGATCAACATGGCAGACCGTGTGGAAGTGCAGAAACTAAAGGTGTAAAGAAGTGCCGACCATCGCGCAAGGTATCTAAAGACACTCCTAAAACTTGGAGTTCATTTGATAAAAAAGAAAAAGAAGCTTTAGTACGTCAAAAAAGAAAAGTAGGGATGGGTGACCGTACTCCGAAAGCTGAAGCTGTGATTGATGAAAAGAAAAAAGCTAAACGAGATGCTTGTTATCATAAAGTAAAGTCTAGATATGATGTATGGCCTTCAGCTTATGCATCATTAGCATTATCAAAATGCCGCAATGTAGGCGCTGCCAATTGGGGAAATAAAACAAAGGAATCTATGCAAGAAATCACAGTATGCAACGAATGTGCCGTTGCAATGTTAGAAGACATTAAAGCCGGCAAATTAGGTGTACTAACAGAGGCAGAATATCAGGGACGCAAAGTGCCATTAGGAAAACCGATGCGTGGAGATGTCAAGAAGTTCAAAGTGTATGTTAAGAATGCTGAAGGCAATGTAGTTAAAGTTAACTTCGGCCACGGAGGTACCTCAGCAAAAAGAGCTGGCCAGAAAACAATGCGTATACGTAAATCAGATCCAGCACGACGCAGAAGCTTCCGTGCACGCCATAACTGCGATAATCCAGGTCCTAGATGGAAAGCGAGATATTGGTCTTGTCGCAAATGGTAACATGCATTTGGTAATTTAAAATTAATTTACTATATTTATTGGGAGTAGCAGAATGGCAGATCGCATTGAAGAAATCATGCTGGAGGCATATGAATCGGGAATTCACACACAAGTACTTGAAGTGGTTACGCAGATTCAATATGAACACCGATTTGATTTGAAACGTGCATATGAAATTGCTTTGCATCAAACAAGATCTAACTATGAAACGGGAAACGATAAAAATGTATGTGGGAGCAACGCGTGAATCGCAACGCGAACAAGGCTTCTTCGATGGTCGGTTCGTAAGCAGAACCCAACCTTCTAAAAAACAATACACCCGTAAACAAAAACACCGAAACAACAATGATGAATAAACTAACACTACTGTTTGTATGCATAACGGCATTTGCTAGAACACAAACCGTTATCTATTATGATTACATGGAAACATGGAATTGGGCAGGTCTTTGGTGGACGCCTGCCTTAACGGCCAATTGGTTTGCAAATGCATCTGTAACCCCAACCGAAAGCGCTGTTATTTACGGACTAGGCTCCGGTACATCAGGCAATGAACAGGATTGGTACTCCCTCCCCAATGTAACGGGTTTAGATGCAACCAAACAGTATCAGTTTCGATTTCGATTAGCATCATATACATTTTCAAATGCAACTGCATCTAGTAGAGGTGTCGATGCTGCAGATTACGTATCTGTGCAGGTTTCAACTAATGGTGGCGTAACATATGTAACTGAACTTCGAATCACCGGCAACAGTAACGCAACATGGCCATACACATCAACCGGTGTAGTAGCACATGTAGCTAATGGAACATTTACCAATGCAGCTGCTCCAGCCGGGGATGTATACACTGCACCTGCGGGTGCTACTACCACAGCACCTACATTTATATCTTTGAGTCTGCCGGCCGGCATAACACAAGTTGCGGTGGATTTATTCTGCAGAGTTAATGCCGCCGGTGAAGAATGGTGGATTGATAATATTGAATTGGTAGAAGTCCCAGCACTACCAGTTGAATTAATGTCATTTGAGGGATATCCAACCGATCAAGGAAACTTGCTGATATGGAAAACTGCTACGGAGCATAACTCAGCATACTATTTAATTGAAAGATCGCAAACGGGAGAATTCGGTGAAACAAGTGTGATTTCACAAAAAACAGCAGCCGGATGGAGTTCTATAGAAACAACATATTCACATGTAGATATCGAATTCCGACACGGAATCAATTACTACCAAATCACACAAGTAGACAATGATGGTCAGTACAAAGTGTATGGGCCAATTGCTATAAACAACACAATAAGCGGCAAACTAATCAGAATCATTAATGCATTAGGACAAGAAGTAGACGAAACCGCTACTGGCATATTGTTTGAAATTTATGAAGATGGTACCATAAAGCAAATACGTAGATGACAGATATCAGACTGAAAATACTTGCATTGTTTCTTGCTGTGTTTCAGCCATTCATCATGATGTGTCTATTTGGAGAGCATCACAGTTTAAGTCAATATTGGTCAACTGCGGGACAACCACTGTTCATCATTACCAATGCAATGACCAGCTATTTTTTATTTTCAACCAATCAATGGTTCATGCCAGCAATCAGTTTGTTGTTGCTAACTGCCTTTTCGGTTGATTTGGCACCAGCAACGCATAACATATTTGCTGCTACATTTTTCATAACCAGCACCTTTCCTATTATTCGATCCAAACGATTCTGGTGGTACATTGTACCATATGTGTTTGGTGGATTGATTGCTCTCTGGCATTTGTTGTTCGGAGAAATCATTGTGATACTATGCATATGTTTCTATCATGCACATGTAATGTATTATTTGTATCAGTTAAAAAAATCCTGATATGTGCTTGGAATCTACATGTTTATTTCTTATATTTATAGTATAAAATAAATGAGTTATGAAAAAAGAAGTTTATGGTATTATTACCGACAAAGGCACAGTAGTAGACGTGCAAACAGGAGCGGATATTACAAATTTGTTCCGCAGTTCAATGATTAGTGCGGCTGCTGAAGCTGGCAATGCATTAAAATTTGATCATGAAACCGGCCGAGCTAAGCGAATCTCGTTAGAAGATCTTCCCGATCATGGTACCGAAGTCCCGGCAGATGAAAAAGCTGCAGATCCGGTGCTAGCTCTAATCCATAAGGCTCCATCCATTAAGCCAAAAGATCTCGAAATGTCTGACATTAAATGGAAGTACCTAGTACGATCGGCAGTTCGTGGTAAAAATATCATGATGGTTGGTCCTGCAGGTTGTGGTAAAACACAGGCAGCAAAGGCTTTACCTCAGGCAACTAATCGTCCCTTCTTTTATTTTAACTTGGGAGCAACACAGGATCCTAGAGCGACTTTGATTGGCAACACTCACTTTAAATCTGGCCAGACGGTGTTTGATGAATCTGCATTTGTGAAAGCAATTCAAACTGAGAATGCGGTTATCTTGCTAGATGAGTTGTCACGAGCGCATCCAGAAGCATGGAACATATTGATGACTGTGTTGGATGAAGGTCAGAGATATTTGCGACTCGATGAAGACATCGATGCCCCTACTATTCAAGTAGCCTCCGGAGTATCATTTATTGCCACAGCAAATATTGGTACTGAGTATACTTCGACGCGAGTACTCGACCGAGCCCTTATGGATCGATTTGAAATTATTGAAGTAGATATTCTGAGTTTAGAACAAGAAAAGGTTTTGCTTACAAAAAGATATGGCAATCGAGTATCAGACGAATTAATTCACGCAGTTGCTGACATTGCAGATGCAACCAGAAAGGAATGGAGATCTGAAGAAGGTAAACTCAACACAATGGTTTCCACTCGTATGACAGTTCGTATCTGCGATTTGCTAGCAGATGGGTTCACTTTGCTTGAAGCATCTGAGGTAGCTATCCTTCCTTTCTTTGATGCATCTGGCGGAGCGGATTCTGAAAGGACATTTGTTAAGCAAATTATCCAAAAGCATATTGCTACTGCGGAGAAGGATATCTTCAATGTAGGCAACGAAGATCAAGACAGTAACATTCCGTTCTAAGACTTTTTTCATAGCTCAAAGAGGTGGGGTTCGGTAAAACGGCCCTGCCTTTTTTTCTATAAAAAGGTTGGTTCCTATTATTATTTTCCTTATATTTATAATATATAAAAAGAAGAGTTATGAACAGAATCCAAGTACCATCCGCAGTTAATAAGAATTGGTCATCTTACTGGTTAGGGTCAGAATTTGACACTGACTTTGGTAGAGGTAATGATACCGATTACACTAAATTAGCTGCAGCTCAAAGAGCAATTGGTAACTTTGTTAACATTGTTACTGGTAAGCAAATTCCCGTAGTATTTCAAAGCAATGACTCTAGTTACACCGATGGTGAACGAGTTGTTATTGGTACTAAACTAGAAGACAAACATTTCGATCCCGCAGTCGGTTTGGCTCTGCATGAAGGATCGCATATTGCATATACTGATTTTGGATTGCTTAAGTCATCAAACGGTATGTTGAGTAACACCAAAATGGCTAAGTTTGTAAGAATGCAAGGGTTAGATCCGGATCTTAACATGACAGAATCAGATTTTGCAAACATCAAAGACTTGTTGAATTGGATAGAAGATCGTCGTATTGATTATAAAATTTATACCACCGCACCGGGTTATCGTATGTACTATGAGGCAATGTATGATAAGTACTTCAATGACAAGATTATTGATAAAGCGTTACTTTCTGGAGAAATGAATCAGGAATCTTGGGAAGGGTATATGTTCCATGTTATTAACTTCACAAACCCAATGCGTCAACTAGATGCATTACCAGCACTTCGTAACATATGGAATGTAATAGATCTTCGCAACATTCAAAGATTGCAAACGACCGAAGATGCACTTCTTGTTGCGTGTCAAGTATATGATATTATTCGTAAAGCAATACCGCAAAACTCTCCGGCCGCGGAAGATAACTCAAATAGTAATGTCGATGGTCAACCAGGATCGGGTAACGGTATGGGTTCAGAAGGCAATGGGTCACCATCTGGTAATTCGGATAGTGTTGATGATGCTGATGATGATAACATAGATTCGGGATTATCTGATAAAGAATTAGATAAATTAAAAAAAGCAATTGAAGCTCAAAAAAGTTTCTTGCGAGATGGTGTACAAAAGAGAGGTCGTCTTAGTAAATCAGGGGCGGCGGTTGTTAATGCAATGCGAGAATCAGGCACTGAGGTTCGTGATGTATTTACTAATACCGCAGGTGATGCCGGAAAGATATCTACTGTTGTTATTAAGAAAATGACTCCATCTGTTATTTGTAGTATTCCTAGTTTGTTTGCCAATGGCGCATCGGATATTATCAATGGTAAGATTTCATTTAATCCAGCTAATTCAACATGGAATACTAGGGAGGCAATAAGAAATCATGAAGCTGTGATGCGAGGTATTGTCTTGGGTAAGCAATTAGGTAATAAATTGCAGGTAAGAAATGCAGATCGAACTCTTAAGACAACAAGATTAGCAGCTGGTAAAATTGATCGTAGATTAGTGGCACAACTAGGTCATGACAATGTAAATGTGTTTCATCGAATAGTAACAGATAGATATAAAAACTATTTTATTCATATTTCAATCGATGCATCCGGATCGATGGCTGGGACTAAATTCCATCAAGCAATCACATCAGCCGTAGCAATTGCTCAGGCAGCATCTATGACATCTGGTATCAGGGTTCAAATATCATTTCGAGGCACCGAAGGCATTGGAGGTAGCTCTGAAAAATGTGTAACATTATATGCATATGATTCAGCACATGACAAGATGAGTAAGATATCAAATTACTTTAAATATCTTACCACATTCGGATGTACTCCAGAAGGATTGGCATTTAAAAGTATTGAAAAGGATATTAAGCAAGATGCCAAAGGCGACGAATTGATCTTTATTAATTACTCAGATGGAGCACCATCCCCGGTACACGGAGTGCATAGCACATATAATGGAGTTGACTTTACAAGAAGAATAATTAATCAGTTCCGCGAAAGTGGTATTAATATCATTAGTT